AGAGAATACCATCCGTTCGGACCCGTTACCCCCTGATCTACTATCACGGGTGCCGACCGTGGAGAGCCAGGGTCATTATTTAACATAGGATATCCGCTCTCGTTCGTGATCTCCGCTTCCACGGAAGCTCCCACCAGAGGAACGCCAGTTATTGCGTCCGCAACTTGTCCAGATACAGTTATCTTATCCCAGTTCAATTCCTGCCCAAAAAACGAGACGGGGAGTGTAGGATTGGATGATATGCACGGAGCGGAAGGGGGGAATATCAAGTGTCCCTCCAAAACACTATCTTCGGTGTGCAAGAGCCCGCCACGGAAAGAGTCCATCCGATGAACAGTCCCGCCGCAGCGGTTGTGTCCACCGTACCCGCTGTACCTCCAAATGCCACAACACAGGACGATCCTGCGGTTCCTGCTATTCCGCCTCCACTGAAAACACCGCCCGCCATGGCTGTCGATTGCGTTGCTGCCGATGCGTCAACCTTACGGAAGTTTAGAATGGCGTGCATGAACCATGCTTCGGCGGAAAGGTTGATCGGTACCGTCTGCGTAACGCTTGCGCCCAGGGTAACACCGCCCGTTGTAGTCCCGTAGCGCGGAGTGATGATCAGTGTTCCGCTGGCACCAGTAGAATATATGCCCGTAGCGATCAGCTCGAATGTCTGACCCGAACGCGCATAGTTAGCGGGAATAGGAGTGAAGTTGGCAACTGCCCATAGCGCCGTCTCACTCGTGGCTACTACCGCCGAAAGATCAACAGGGTTAGGATCAAGGAGAGACGATCCCGTGAAAGGGCCACGGGTCATTTTGAATGGATAGGGGCTCCCGCGATTCCCCTCAATACGATTGCGTAGCCACGCTCCAAGCTCATCGTGCTTGAGTCGGCTTTCCTCCTGTATCATCTTCATGATCGGGAGGGCAGAAGTCGCCTCGAATCCAGATACGATGCGTGCCATGCACTCACTCTGCGGTTCCTCGATCTTTCCGATCAGGTTGCACGCGAAAGCGCGGCACCGCTGCCTGCTCTTCTTGGTTAGAGTTGTCATACCTTCCCCCTTCTGCGTTCGATTCGGTCAAGCGTGATGGTGTACTCTGTATAGAATCCCTGTTGCATGCTGATTACTGGATTCACAAACATAGCCCGTTGATGCCAGTAACCTCCGAGTCTCCGTGCGCGCGCCGCAGAGGACAGGACAGCGCTCCGATTGTTGCCCGTGATCGTAACGGTATTCATGCGGTCCCCCAAAATCGTTTCATGGCTTCGGCCAATTTCTTTTTATGATCTTCGGATAAATGTCCGCGTTTCTTACCAGTTAGCGCTTCTGATATTTTTCTCTTATGATCTTCTGTGAATGGAACCCCTCTTTTTGCATCATGAATCTTTTTGTTTTGCTCAGGAGTTAAGGGCTTGCCTTTGTGAGAAGCACTCATTTTTAGACAAACTTCTATAGGTCTCTTTCTTCCCATCAAAGAAGCAGATATTTTTGATCTTGTTTCTTCAGAAAGATGCTTTCCCCAATTCCTGTGTTTTTCTCCTCTTACCGAAAGACTACAGTGAAGCTTTGTTTCCTCTGAACGAATGAAGTTTTTTCCTCCAAGATCAAGATTGTATCCTTTTGGATTGAGAGATTCATAATCAGATATGAATTTCTGTTCCATCTCATTGAGTTTTTCATCAGGATATTCAAAGCTTTCAACTAAGAAGTTTTCCCACCCGTATTTTGCTATTGCCTTTCCGATTAGATAGCTTGAATGACGATGAGCATAAAGTCTCTTGAAAAGGTCTTTTCTTGTTTGGCCTATGTATCTTTTTCCGTTTATTTTATTGGTTAGAACGTATATGAATCCCATTGCCTTATCATGCTACAAGTTTGCTTCTTTGTGAAGTATCAAGATGCCATAGAGGAGCATAGCCACAACGGCAGTTGAAACTCTTATACTCAGGATCGGCAATAAGCCCTTGTATGCTAAAAATCTTATGATTCCTTTCTTTATGAGTTTCTCGAACTCTAGAATCATTACTTGTCAACCACTCAACCCATGGCGCCTCCGCGCTCTGGTAGCTTGCTATGCACACGGATCGGTTGAACTTGCTGAATTGATCCCGCGCGAAAAACCGCGCCCGCCCGTCCGCCGTCTCTCTCACCTTCTCGACAAGATCGGTGATGTCCATTTCCTTTGACTCGCCCTCGGCCCACAACGTCAGCCGCGCAAGGAAGGTCCGCTTGAGATCATCCTCCTCCCCTTGCATCCGCTTCACGGCATCGTCGAGATACAACTCCCGAATGTAGCGTATCCGCTGGCCGAACACTTCCTGAGACGGAAGGGACATCAACCGATCTTTCAGCGTAGGCGATCCATGTTCTACCAGGTCCGATATGATTCGCCGCGTCTCTGACACGAGTTGCGCGTTCAGTCTCACGCGAAGTCTCTCCGCGTCTATCCCGCGCTCTCCGACTAATTCCTGCAATCGGTGGAGCACGGCATACGGCCCTTGCATAGCATGTAGCCCTAAGTCTTTGAATAGTTCCTTGTACTCAGCGGCCAGCGTGCGGGACATCAAGTCCTCTCGTCTGAGAGATGGTTGGGGAACTCTACGACTTCTAAAGAGCTCTCGCCCTTTCATCGTTTCATTCCCCTACCATTCCCCGCTCTCGTGCCTTGGTTTTCTCGGTCCGTCCGGCTCGCTTGCCTTTCATGGGTTTCTCCGTGATATTGGCTTTCAATTCTTGCTATCGCTCCCTATGTACCGCATGACCTGCTCGCCAATCTTCCCCGCGCTGAGAATAGACGCCAGTCCAGGGGGCGCCTGCCCGATCAACTTCTCCACAAGCCCGCCCGTCTGTAGCACAGACTGATAGTCGGGAGCGCTCATGCTCTCGGGTATCGAAGTCAGCCGATCCATCACGTCCTTCGGCAGCTCGATGTCCTCGAAAAACTTCAACGTGATTTTGAGCGCCACATCCACGGGAATATCGGACGCGACGAGTTTCTGCATCATGTCCGCAAACTTCCCGCCGCTCTCTGCCTTCTCCTTATTGCTCTGAACGCTCGGCGGATTGAATGACAGCGCAAGGCTGTTCAGCTTCTTCGCGCCAAGCGCCGTAGCGAAGTACTCTGGACCAAAACACGAATATGCCAGCATTCGGCAGAAGTTCCGATACTGCGGCCGCACCGTGATACCTATCTTGATCACGCTCTCGGCCTGCTTCAACAGCACGTCAGCCTCGTTTGAATCCGCAAGCCCCTTCGGCTGATCCGCGAATATCACGGACATCGGTATCCCGCTTCTCGCTCCGATGTCCACCATCACCAGCTTCACCAGTGCATCGACGTTCTCGAAGTGTCGCTCAACAACCTTCACCTCTCCCGCGCTTGAAATCGTCACGGGATGCACCATGCTCCACGCCTTCATCACCTCATCGTTGTGCTCGAATAGCCACTTGGCCGCTTCCATACCGTTCTGTGCCATGAGTCCGTCTATCGGTATCTGATGAAACAGCAAGCTCATCTGCTGGAAGATGATAGTCAGCGCGGCCATCATAATCTGGTAGGACAGCACGGAAGGAATGTAGCCCTCGAAATCGCTCACTCCCCATCCTATCTGCGGGAGCATGCCCCAGTACGGCAACATCTTCGGGCGCACAATCGCGCTACGCTCCGTCGCTACCTTCACCCCGCCTATCGGTATGTAGTAGTGGCTTGGCGTCAGGTAGTCACGCGCCGTCACATTCCAGTTCGGCACAATCACGCAATTCCAACGATCCGTCGTGACAAAGTAATCGATGCAATCTTTGGTGATCCATCCGCCCTTGAGGAGATCGGACATGGGTAGCTCAAGGGTATGGACGGTATCCTGCTTTAATCTCGGATATGCGACAGCCCCTCCGTAGATCAATCCGTCCCGCAAAGAATCCGCTACCGCTACGCCGAATTGCCTCTGCTCCCCGTAGTCGTGCATTTCCTTGAACTCGTCGGGTGTCCACCCTTCCCCCTCGAAGGTGTAACCGTTCAACAGCGGCCCTTTCGCCTTCTTGTCGATAATGATCGCGGGAATCCCCCCGCTTGCATAGTACGCTGTTGCCTCCTGCGGGCTCATGCTCACGGGAATGTATGCGTAGTTCCGCGTCCCTGGATCGTCACGACTCCCTATTCCCGACGCGGGATTCCAGAATCCATCATGGACGTGTTTCGTGAAGTCGCCAAGAGTCTGAAATGAATCGCCAACTTCGGCACGCTTCTCAAGCGTGGTCGCGTACATTATCTCTTTGATTTCGTTTATGTCGTCCATCGAATGGACGGCTTCTGTTTCCTCAGCGTCAGCTACTACCTTCTCCGGGTGTGGTCTCGCCCTGTTGATCACCTTGTACACTTTCTGAATCCACGGCTCCC